ATTTGAATCAATAAAATTTCAAAATTGGTCATGGAAGAGATTTACAAAATATATTTTTTGTGTTCTTTTCCTTTGTTTGATTTTGAAAGGGTGCCAGATTTCATTTGACAAATTTAATGAGGAGGTGTGGGAGGATAAATGTTATAGTGTTACTAATATTTCTTTTCGTCCGGGTATTGTCCATGTTGACAGAATGTTAAGAGTAACAGATTGTGCGAGGCATTTATTGTCTCCTGAAGAGAAATGGGAGAAGATGATGATACCATTTATTGAGTTCTTTCAATATATGTGTACAACGTGCGCAAAGTTTTATTTGGCATTGTTGGATTCAGTTCTTTCTTTTTTAAATCAGTGTTCTCATGTTGTGGGTGAGTGTGGTAGTTGGTTCAATGGTCTTGTTGTTAGATGTAAAGAGAGGGCAAAAGTAACCTGGATTTTTTATTTAGTGTTATTTTTGTTTTATATGGTATATTGGGTGTACTATATATTTACTTCTTACATCTTTGGTTTTGTAATGTGTTATGCTGGTGGGTTTTATTTGTGGGATCTTTATGTTGAGTTAGGTCGTGCAGCAAAGAGAGCAAGTGAACAATTACAAATACTGATAAGACAACAGGAAACTCCAGATGGGTTGACGAGTAAAGAAGCATCTGAGTTTAATACACGTAAGGCAGTTTTAGATACTTTGTCAAAAAGAAGTAAATCATTTCCTTGGGTGATAGTTCTTTTACTTCTATTTGGTTGGGTTCCCAGATATAATATTGCCTTGTTAGTGATATTATTTCCTTATATTTTGAAATGGGAATTTGGTGTACAGGTTGGTTTTACACATGCTCTTAGTTTTGTCATGAGCTTTTTCAGTTCTTTGTTCTGGGCTCGTGAAATGCTAGAGAGTAAACCTTTGACTTTAAAAGATCGTGCTGCTCGTGGCTCAGACCTTATGGTTCAATTAAAGGATACAAGTTTACAGGAGAGATTTAATCTTAGTGGAAAAGATGAAGTTAATCAGAGGAAGCCTGGTTTGGAAATTATATCTCCGTGGCAAAAGGCTGGTATGACATATGATCAATATATTGCTGGGAAGCAAGTTGAGATGATGTCTAAAAAAATGGGTGATATTAAGATTGAAAATCCCATTAGTATTAATGAATCAAGTCCTTTTTTCATTGGTTCTAATACTATAGGATCTTTTGATACTTCTAAGAAGGAAGCGGTTGAGGTTTCATCGTGGTTGGAAAAAATTCCTTGTGAGAAAGAAATGATGAAGCAAGTCCAGTGTGGTAAGGGTGTGTCAACAGTGTCTAATACTCCTTCGATAAATTAAATATTCAGCCAATGACTGTTATTAATGGTAAATTGGTTGAAAACTTGATTCCTGTTGAAAAACAGGTTGATGGAAATAAATTTTCAGTGTTGTCAGAAGTAAAAGAGAGTAAAGAAAAGACACTGCAGCAACTTTTTGAGGATAGTCAGATTTTTTTTCAACAACCTCATTTTGGCCAAATAATGACCGAGATTATTGGTCCAATGGTTTCTCAGGCTCAGAAGAAGACCGAAGAGTATTTTCTAGATCATATGGGAAAAGATATCCATCAACATATTGATTCAGTTAAGACTGAATTGATGAAAGAAATTGGTGTGTTGATTGAAAAGCAAGATGAGATAGTTAGTGATATCTCATTAATCGAAAGTCATTGCGAGAAGCATTCAGATGATATTGCAACATTGACTGGTATTGTTCAATCAAGCCCACATTTGTTTGAGTCAGGTTCTGTTGATGTGATGGAACTATTAGAAGGAAAGCGGAGAAAGGATTTTGGGTATGAAAAAGGAAATAATGATTTCCAACTTGTACAAGATAAGGATACTGGTAGGCATTATTATTATAAGAGTAATGAGATGCATAATAAGTTTGGTACAAATTATGATGAACAAATTACTCCTAATGCATATAAGAAAGCAGAAGTGTTTGCTACTGATATGTATGGTAAGTATGGTGAAGATTTTTCTCAGTCCTTGAATGAGGTAGAACAGCAAGAGCTTAATTCTATTTTTGATCAGGCGAATGATGAATACTTACAATTTCGTGAAGTAGTAAATAAATTGCCAAGACAGTATGTTTCTAAGTCTCGTAAACAGAAGAGAACTAGGGGTGGCAAGAAAAAGTTTAATGGTGGTTATAAGAATGAGGCATTGGTAAATTCAACAGGTGTGAATGAAGACACTGTAGTTCCTAAAAAGATAAGAGGTCCTTTTTGTTACAAGTGTGGTTCTTCAGATCATAAGTCTACAGAGTGTAACAAAAGACAGAGTGTTCCTTCAAAGAAACTTGATATTGCACGTTATCAAAAAGGTGTGGGCCAAGAGAAAATGGAAGCAATACTTCAAGCTCCAGGACATAAGTTGCGTAGAAGTGCTCAGTTATGTAGAAATGGAGAAGTTTTGTGTGGTTGCTTTAATTATCATGGTCGTGTTACTACTGTAACTCACGTGTTTGAAATAAATGCACGTGATTTTGCAATTAAGGATAATGATGCAAGTTTTGTTCTTGAAGGGTGGTCTTATCTTTATAATGGAGTGCGGTTTGATATTCCCAATGGTACATATCATGCGCGTGTCAATGATCAGTTGTGTGAGACTAATATTTCAGCAGCTGGTCTTCCATCTATTGGTGATCCTGATGAGGTGGTACTAGGTAGTGCGGTTGCATTTGAGAGTATGATTGATCAGCGAGTTACTACTAGTACAGTATTAGGACAGTGGAATAATAAGAATGTATGGAAGGCTAAATACAATGCAGTAGAGGGTGATTGTGGTAGTTTAGTTGTGTCCAAGGATAAGGTTATTGGGTTTCATCGTGGTTCTCAGGGTGAATTTAACCTTTTCCAAGGCTTTTTTCGGGAGTATTCCGGTGAAGGCCTGTGTCCCACTGTTATTCAGCCCATTAAACATTAATCCACTTATTAAAGTGGAAGAAGCTGCTCCACGTGGAGTGTTTGGGGAGTTGAGCAACTTAGTTCCTTTTTCTAACTTTAGAATATGTTCTGAACCTAGTTCTTTGCGTTCTAAGTTAGAATTGTCTAAGTTTGCTCCTTGGTTGGCGGATGGTTATTATCCTGCAGTTATGGATAATATAAGTTGGTTTAATAGAGTAGTGAAGTATATTCACAACCAAACTGTTTTTACAGTTGATGTTGTTGAATATTTACTTGGTGTGTTGGATATGTATTTTCCTCTTGCAAGTGAAGTTTTGCTTGATGAAGATATATATGATTGGATGGAACCTAATAGTTCTGTAGGTCAACCCTACAAGAAATTTTTAGGTGGGCGACAATTTAAGAGAGATGCCTTTGAGAGTTTCAATCCTAGTGATATTTGCAGTGATTTTTTGCAGTATACTTCGATTGTTAATTGTACTCTCAAAGATGAGATTATAAAAGAAGAGAAAGATGCACGTTTGTTTAGACCTGCTTCATTTGATTTAGCAGTAGTTGGTACAAAGTTGTTTGCGTTGCAAAATCAGGTTTTAATGTCTGATTTTCTGCAAACACCTATTGCATTGGGTATGTCTATACCAGGTTCAGATTTTACTGAACTATGGCAGCAGGTCCGTGATTTTTCTCCTTTGTATAATGCTGGTGATGGTAGTTCTTATGATGCACACTTTACATTGGCTATGGCTGGTGTGATTAAGGAGTTTCGGAAGAGGCATCTTAAGTCACACCATGAGTGGGTAGATAAGTATTATGATAATTGTTATGCGGGTTATACTAACATTGCTGGGTTTCTTGTTCAGTTGCTTGGTAACCCGTCAGGTCATTACAATACTTCTCTTGACAATTCTCTAGCTCAGATTTGTTTAATGGCTTTGGTTTGTAGAGAATTGGGTGTCAAGTTGGAAGATGTGCTTTTTAAGGTTGTGGGTGATGATCTTATTTATGCAACACGTGATGATCGTGTAACAGGTGAACAAATAGTTAAGATTGGGAAAAAATATGGAATTTCAATGGAAGTCCAAAGTCCTGGCTTTATATCGTATTTTGATTTAACATTCTGTGGGGCTAGTCCTTTTCAGAATGGGTATACATATTTAGCACGGCAGTTGGCATCATTGAATTTTTGTGTTCGTGGGTTTTCGGATTATCTTTATTTGCAGAAGTGTTGTAGTATTTGTTCACTTTATTATTATAATACTGAAGTGTATAAAAAGGTGTGGGATCATTGTTTGGCTGTTGCTAGGTCTATCTGTCCTTCATTTTCTGGAGTTGTGCGTTCTGCTTTAGTGAGTTGTTCCAAGTCAACTCTGACACAGATGCACAATTATTTATAGTGCTCTTTTTCTTTTTTTTTGAGCTGCTGCTTTAATTTTATTTCTTTTGAGAGGTGAACTTAAATGTACAGCCTTTTAAAAATGGAAAATAAAATTAAAATTCCAGAAAGTGTGTTTTCTAAGGTGACTTCTAAAGAAGGTCACGATTGGCTTATTAAATCGGTTGATCCATGTAGTAATATTTCTAATTCAACTTATATTCCTGATGGT